ATGCGGCTATTGAACAGCTGATTGAAAAATATCTAGTTAAGAATCGTAGCACAAAACAAATTTATGAAACACCACAGGTTCGCTATATGGTTGCGGCTGCAACAGTGTTCCATAATGAGAACCCACAACAAAGATTACGTTATATTAAAGATTACTATACCTGTGCCAGTGACGGATTGTTCACGCTCGCCACCCCAGTACTCGCTGGTTTGGGTACCCCTACAAAACAATTCAGCAGTTGCGTGCTGATTAAAAGTGATGATGACTTAGATAGTATCTTTGCATCAGGAGAGATGATGGCCAAGTATGCAGCCAAGCGTGCTGGTATTGGTCTAGAGATAGGTCGTTTGCGCCCATTGGGAAGTCCTATACGAGGCGGGGAAATCATGCACACAGGCATGATCCCCTTCCTTAAGAAATGGTTTGGTGACTTACGTTCATGTAGCCAAGGTGGTATACGTAATGCGTCAGCCACAGTATTCTATCCTATATGGCATCATCAGTTTGATGATTTGATCGTATTAAAGAATAATCAAGGCACAGAAGAAACTCGTGTGCGTCACATGGACTATGGTGTTGTACTTAACGCCTTGTTCTGGAGACGTTTCAAGAACAAAGAAAATATCACTTTCTTTGATCCTAATGAAGTACCAGATTTATATGAAGCGTTTTATAAAAACACAAAGTTATTTGAAGAGTTGTACGAGAAGTATGAAAAGCAACGAGGTTTGCGTAAGAAAGTATTAAGTGCGGAAGAAGTATTTAAAGGCGGTATACTTAAAGAGCGGACTGACACAGGTAGAATCTATCTTGTGTTCATTGACAATGTTATGAAGCAAGGACCTTTTGATCCCGAATATCATACCATCTATCAGAGTAACCTCTGTTGCGAAATCCTACTGCCCACCAAGCCATTTAAACGCTTGGATGATCCAAATGGTCGCATAGCTCTATGTACGTTAGGTAGTATCAACTGGGGAGCATTCCGCAACCCAGAAGATATGAAACGTGCTTGCAGAATTCTACAACGTAGTCTATGTAACATTCTTGACTATCAAGATTTCTTAAGCATACAAAGTAAACTAAGCAATGATGAGATCCAACCACTAGGTATCGGTGTAACTAACTTGGCATATTGGCATGCTAAACGTGGATATGAATATGGCACTATGGAAGCACTACAAGACGTTAAGACATGGATGGAACATCAGGCATTCTTCTTAACAGAAGCCACAGTTGAACTTGCTCGTGAACGTGGTGCATGTTTACACAGCGAACATACACGCTATGGTAAGGGCAAATTCCCTTGGGAGAATCGAGCTCGAGGTGTAAACAAACTTGCTGACTTTACTCCGTCACGTGAACTAGATTGGGAACAGTTAAGAAGTGATATGAGAAGTTATGGTGTGCGTAATGCTACATTGATGGCTATCGCTCCTGTAGAAAGTTCAAGTGTGGTGATTAACTCAACTAACGGTATTGAAATGCCGATGAGTTTAATCAGTGTTAAAGAAAGTAAGGCAGGCTCGTTTATACAAGTAGTACCGGAGTATAATAAATTAAAAAATAAATATCAATTGATGTGGGAACAAAAAGATTGCGACGCATATTTAAAAACTGCGGCAGTACTAGCAGCTTATGTAGATCAAAGTATTAGCACAAACACTTTTTATAATCCAGCACATTGGGCCGATCGTAAAGTCCCAAGCACATTGATTGCTAAAAACTTAATGCAGGCACATGCTTGGGGTATCAAGACATTCTACTATAGCCTGATCAACAAACAAGGTGCAAAAGCAGATGCAGAAATTGCACCAACATTAGCTGCACAACCAGATGAAATAGATGAAGATTGTGAGGCATGTAAATTATAATAGATATGAAACGTAATCCTATTTCTAGCCCCTGTATAGCTGTATGTGAGTTTGTTGATGAAGTCTGTACTGGTTGTTACCGCACACAAGATGAAGCCTACGAATGGTATGAGCTTACCGATGAGCAAAGAGATGTAGCTTGGGATAGATTTGTTACACAATGTAAAGAAAATGAAAAACAGGAAAAACACCAATGAGTAAAGAACAATATAATTTATCAACAAAAACAAATTATCTACAACGTAAGATGTTTCTGGATCCAGCTGGTCCTGTGACTATCCAACGCTTTGAAGAAGTAAAATATAACAAGATTGCTAACTTTGAAAACACAGCCAGGGGCTTCTTTTGGCAACCTGAAGAAGTCAGCCTAACTAAAGATTCACAAGATTTCAAAGATGCCAGCGACGCTGTTAAACATATCTTTACCAGTAATTTACTGCGCCAGACAGCTTTAGATAGCCTACAGGGCCGTGCGCCTAATCAGGTATTTGGACCAGTGGTGAGTCTGCCAGAACTAGAAGCACTTATCAGTAACTGGAGTTTCTTTGAAACTAATATACATAGCAAGAGCTATAGCCATATCATCCGTAACATTTATAATGTACCTAAAGATGTATTCAACACCATCCATGACACTGAAGAAATCGTAGGCATGGCTAGTAATATTGGCAACTATTATGATAAGTTACATATGATCAACTGTCGTAAAGAAATGGGCAATAAGATAGATGAGAGAGATCACATCAAAGCCATATGGCTTGCTCTACACGCAAGTTATGGTCTAGAAGCATTCCGATTCATGGTATCATTCGCTACAAGTTTAGCCATGGTTGAGAATAAGATCTTTATCGGTAATGGTAATATTATCAGCTTGATCTTACAAGACGAATTGCTGCATAAAGAGTGGACGGCTTTCTTGATCAATCAGGTGGTTAAAGAGGATCCACGTTTTGCAGACGTCAAAACAGAATGTGAAGCTGAGGTTTATCAGATGTATATTGACGTTATCAATGAAGAAAAAGCCTGGGCGGACTATTTGTTCAAGCTGGGACCAGTTATTGGACTCAACGCTGCTATCTTAAAAGAGTTTGTAGACTACACAGCCGTAGGTGCACTAAAAGAAATTGGTATCAAGTACAGTAATCCTGCACCTAAGACCACACCTATACCTTGGTTTAACAAGCACAGCGATACCAGCAAGAAACAAACAGCCTTACAAGAAAATGAAAGTACCAACTATGTCATTGGGGTCATGGGTGACAGCGTTGAGTATGATGACTTACCAGAGCTATAAGATGTTAACAGTATACAGTAAAAATTATTGTCCTTTTTGCGACAAGGCCAAGCATTTATTAAAAACAAAAAATATCGCATACACAGAAATTAAGATTGATGAAGATCAAGATGCACGTGAGTGGTTGATCGCTCAAGGACATCGCACAGCACCACAGATCTACAAGGGTGATGACCTATTTGTAGAAGGTGGATATCAAGGATTAGTAAAATTAAGTGATGAAGAATTATTCAATAAACTAGGGGATTCAAATGTTAGTAACAAATAAGTATGCAGAAGATGATATAGTGACTTTTAAGATCGTTAACGGTGACGAAATCGTTGCTAAAATCGTAGAAGAATCAGATGATGCATTTACAGTAACTAAACCATGTACAGTTATGCCTAGCCAACAGGGGCTTGGCCTGCTACAAAGTCTATTTACAAGTGACTTAAATAAGAGTATACGATTAGAAAAACGACATGTGATGATGCACGCACCTACTGTTAAAGATGTGCAGAATCATTATATTAAAACCACCACTGGCATTGAACCGGTATCGAAAGGTGGCATTATAACATAGGGTAAGAAAAGATGGCAGAAGACATTATAGCTAGTGCGAGGTCGATGACCACAGTTGCCGATGGGCAATATGTGGCTATTGGTGTACCTAAGGCAGCTATAACTCCTGCTACGCTAACTGCTATGGTTGGTATGGCAAAACCCGATGGAGCTGCTATAGATATCGCACCTAAAGTCACTGAAGCTATGTCAAAATTAGATCAGGTTCGATTTGGTAGCGACCCCGCACTTGCTGCTAATGCAAATGTAGCTTATAACGCCTTAACCACAATACAAGGTAAATTATTTAATAAAAATGATCAAGGTGGATTTGGTGCTATAGTAGGTAAAATCCAATCACATATCTCTAACAGCAATGACGTATTAAACTCTACAAATTTCCTTGGCAATAGTTCATACAGTGACTTTGGCAGTGGTATCACTGATATGTCTAGCATGGGCGATCGTGGGATGACTAATGTCTTTGGTAGTCTACCTGGAGCAGGTAAGGCAATGTCATCATTTGGGACTATGTTTAATGGTATTGATGTTAAACGATTTGGCACACCAAGTGGTCTAGTAGAAAGTCTGCAGAAGAATAAATTAGCCAATGCCACTGGTGTAAATCAAAAACTAACAGATGCAGGTGTAGATCTTAATGATATACATAATCCTGTGTATGCTGATAAAATTTCTAGCGTGTTAACTAATATAAAAGATCCAGCGGCGATTAATACCACAGCTGATCAATTTGGAATCAATAATCCATTTGCGGGATTACCAACCTATACTGGTACTGATAGTAGTTTATACAAAACTCCAGACTTTTTGACAGGTGGATCAGCTACTGCTCCTACAGCAACTACTATTCCTACCTCCGGTACATCTGCATTTGGTGCACCAACTACTACAGGATTTCCAACAGCATCAGGAACTTCAAGGCAAGGTGGATCTTTTGGGTCTGAGCAAATACAAGGTCAGACTGGTACTGGTATACAGGGATTAAAAGATTTAAGTGATTATACTAAAACTGCTAATCCAGCAGACACTGCCGGCTTCGCTGGTATGGATAGCCTTACTAGTAAATTTAAAGACATGGGTGCAGGGTCTGTAGTTGATGCCAGCAAAGCATCAAGTTTCTTCGGTAGCATACAAAAAGTACCTACTCCTTTAACCAATGCGGCAAATCCTACATTAAACAGTTTAATAACAGAACATACACCATTTATACAAAATTTAATAGGATCAAGCACAGTGCCATCTGCGCAAGATTTTTTAGGACCAGTTGCTGGATGCAGTGAGTTAGATGCCCTAGCTGATGGAGTGACAGATGACAAGGTCGCTGCACTTAATACTAAATTAGCCAGCACTAACACATTCCTTAGTGCTGCAGGCATTACCACAGCAACAGCACCAGCAACGCAAACACTCAGTGGTGTTATGGGCTTTGCTACTAAATTGCATACCTATGGTAAAGATGACAGCACGGGTGGGATTGGAACTATGCTTAAAAATATGGCCAATACTAGTACAAAATATGGTGAGGCAGTCAAGGCTAGCCTAGCTGAAGGCAAAAACAATGACCTATTATCAGCTAATGGTATAGGTCCTCTTAAAACGAATCCTTTCGAAGGTGTACCTGCGTATGCTGGTACTGACAGCAGCCTAGCGACCAACGCTGGAGCTAAAATGATGGGAGGAGGCGGTGATTCTACTCCACCTACACCAAGTCGAGGAACTGTAAGTGGATCTAGTACTCAAGGTGGATCATTTGGATCTGAACAGATACAAGGGCAAGTAGGAACAGGTACAGCAGGACTCAGAGGCACTCCTTTTGATGTAACAGGTGGAAGGTAGCCATGTATCTAAACCCTACTCTCGAATATAAACATATCAGTGAGTGGGCAGATCATCTTGTTGGCCGTAGGATAACTCCTCGCAATCTAGTCAAGACCCTAGGCAAACATCTCAACAAACATCATCCTGTACGTGTTAAATTATACAGTGGGGCCAAAGGCGAACTTGATCCAGGTGAATTTAGTATTGGTGCAGAATACGATCCTAGCTTAGATGAAATAAAGAAAAAACAATTCATCATTGATTTCATACTAAACTATCCTAAAACTATGCCTATGCTGTTCACCGAAGAACTAGCAGAAAAAATTACCATTGATCTAGTAGAAACATTAATACATGAGTATGAACATCAACGACAATATAGATCACGTAGATATCGCATGCATAGAAATATGTTTAGAAGCCATCATAAAGATCCCAAGGTCCGAGCTGATCAGGAATATCTAGGTGATCCAGATGAGATAGATGCGTATGCACAGAATATAGCGGCCAGACACTATCTTTTAAAATATAAGTTAAATATTACTAGTACCAGTAAAATTAACAGTCCAGATTTAAAACAGTACTACAAGGCATTTGGTAAAGACCACGAAATAACAAAATTACTACTTAAAAAAGTAAAAGAAAATATAAAATATTTCAAGGAAAACGACAATGGCAAAA